ATGCAGACGCAAAATTAACAAACGTAACATGGCCTGATGAACCATAAACATTAAATTATTATCCAAGTGAAAAATTAGACTATGAAAATTATATTTTGTCTGCCGGGAGCATCTTATTCCAGCAGATTTTTGCAATGCTGAGCCAGTATAATAATAACCACAGATTTCCTTATCATATAAATAGTATAGAAACAACTATATAAACATTCTATACTATTTTAAAGGGAGAAGATTGTGGCATTAACCCTCCAAAAACAAACTGTTAACCTTGTAATCGATCAGGGTTGCACGTTTGAAAAAGTAATCACCGCTCAAAATTCTATCAGCGGAAATGTCACTATTTCTGCTGGAACAACTGCTGGAAAAATGAGGCAGTCCTACCATTCATCAAATAATATTACTACACTAACAACTGCTATTGCTGGTTCAAACGTAACAATTTCCTTGACTGCGACTCAAACGGCTGCAGTTTCGTCTGGAAATTATGTTTATGATGTTGAATATACGCAATCTGGCGGAACAATAGTGGAAAGAGTAGCAGAAGGAATTATAACGGTATCATCAGAGGCAACGAAATGACACAACCAACTACAAGAACAACTTTTAAGGATTATTGTAAACGGAAACTTGGATGGCCAGTAGTGGAACTGAATATTGACGATGACCAAGTGGAAGATTGCATCGATGACGGTCTTCAGTTTTTCCAAGAATACCATTTTGATGCAACAGAAGTAAATTACCTAAAACATATGGTAACAGGATCTACCGTTAAATTGGCAGGGAACCCATCAGGAACTTTTGCAAATGGTGAATGGTTCGATGCTGGTACAAGTGGTGTTAGAGCACAAGTTCACGAATATCACAGTGCCAATACTACATTAAGATATAAAAATCCAAGAGTTAAATCTGGAGGAGATGGTAATACATTCTATGCAAATACTACAACTTTAATTACTACTGGTGAAACTCTTACTGGTAATAATAGTGGAGCAACCGCAACAACTCACGCATCTACAGCAACAACATTGGGAGATTTTGATCTCAAATATATTACAATAGCTGAATCTATTATAGGAATTCGGAGAGTAGTTCCATTCTCCGATAACGTTCTATCTTCTTCTATGTTTTCTGCTAAGTATCAATATGCATTAAATGAAATGCACAGAATGGGCGCATCTTTACAATATCACCTAATTTCAAATCAACATCTTCAAATGATAGATGAAATGTTTACTGGTGCTCCTTTGTTTAGATATAATCGACATGCAGATAGATTATATCTTGATATTGAATGGGGTGTGGATGCAAACATGGATGACTGGGTAATTGTAGAATGTGATAAAATTCTTGACCCCGATACATATGCTGACATTTGGAGTGACTTATTTCTCAAAAAATATACTACTGCATTGATTAAACGACAATGGGGACAAAACCTTATCAAATTTGAAGGAATGCAATTACCTGGTGGAATAACCTTAAATGGCAGGCAAATGTATGATGATGCAACGGCTTCAATAGAAATGATTGAAGGGGAAATGCAATTACGATACGAATTACCAGTAGATGGATTAATAGGATAGTAAATGGCAACAAATCAATATTTTAATCATCATGGAACAAATACTCCAGAAAATAGATTGATCGAAAATTTGATGATCGAATCCATTCAAACATATGGAATTGATGTCTATTATCTTCCAAGAACATTAAATAATGAAGATACTTTGTTGGGAGAAGATGCATCATCATCATACGATAGTGCTCATACAATTGAAATGTATATCAAAACTGTAGACGGTTTTGAGGGATCTGGGGATTTCATTGCAAAATGGGGTCTACAAATAAAAGACCAAATTACATTTACTGTCGCTAAACGTAGATGGCAAGAATTAGGATTGTCCACCGATGGACGGTCGAAAATTCCACATGAGGGAGATTTGATTTATTTTCCGATAACAAAAGCCTTGTTTCAAATATTGTTTATAGAAGATGAATCTATATTTTATCAGACCGGACAATTGCAATCTTATGATATGTTGTGTGAAATGTTTACCTACTCTGATCAAAAATTTGATACTGGTATTGATACTATAGATGCAATTGAACGAGCACATTCTTATTCTATTGATTTTACAATGAACACTGGAAGTGGAAATTATACTGTGGGTGAAACGGTATATCAAGGGGCATCACTTGCTGCTGCTACGGTTAAGGGTGAAGTGGGTAGTTGGAATTCTACCACTAAAATTCTCAATCTTCTTAATATGACAGGAAACTTTTCAGGGACTGTAAATATTATTGGAGATAGCTCCAGTGCATCTTACTCTATTACTTCTTTTGATGCTCAACAATCCGCCGCAAATACAGCGGCTACTTCCAGTAATGTAGAGATAGAAGCTGAGGCCGATGCTATTATCGATTTTACTGAAGGTAATCCTTTCGGGACATTATAATAATGCTAGGAATAACGTATTACCATCAGACAATTAGAAAGTATGTAGCGGTTTTCGGAACTCTTTTCAATGATATAAACATTGTAAGAAAAAATTCATCTGGAGTTATTACAGAACAAATTAAAGTTCCGATAGCGTACGAAGCAAAAGATAAAATGTTGTTACATATACGGAAAATGTCAACAACAGATGCTAGTGTCATGACAACACTCCCGCGAATGGGATTCGTTATGAACGGAATTTCATATGATGGTACTCGAAAATTGAATACGTTGGGTCGAGTAATTTCTGCTAATACCGCAGCAGGAACCAGTACTTTGATGAGACAATTTAATCCTGTTCCTTATAATTTTAATTTTGGTTTAACTGCGGCCGTGGAAAATGCAGAAGACGGCGCTCAGATTTTTGAACAGATTGTACCATTTTTTACTCCAGAATTTAATGTTAATGTAAATCTGATTCCTGAAATGGACATTTCACCGGATATTGCAATAATATTAAATGATGTTACGGTAGAAGATTCGTACGAGGGTGAATTTAGTTTAAAACGTGAAATTATCTGGTCTTTCACTTTCATGCTCAAAGGATATATTTATCCAGATATTAAAACAGGAACGGTTATTAAGAAGGTTATCGTTAATCTTAGAGTACCGGGCGCCGAGGCCGATGTACCAGAATATATTATACTAGAAGATAGCACAACTTTTTCCACCAATTATTTGATTCTAAATGCAGATGCAGGTTCTCCGGACGCAACAGGAACAATGAAGGTATTGGGTGAATGGAGTTCCGAATCAACAGGATCTGCAGGAATTAAAACTCGATATACAGTAACACCGGGACCGGGCGATGCTACGGCAAACGATGATTTTGGATATACAGAGACAACTGAATTTTTTAATGATAATATAGATATTGACCCGGTAACTGGACTAGATGTTCAACTATAATGTTCAAACGGCTCATATTTTTTGTTTTTGTGGTTTGTATTGGTGCATCGGTCTATGCAAGTCCTGTAGTTGAACACGGTCCGGTCCCGATAATTCTGGCGGATACATATAAGACCAAAGATATTTTACTTCTTTTTAAATCGTGTTATGAAACTATTTACTTTTTGGGAAATACGAAATATAAAGGAACGAGAAAACCCCTAACAGAAGAAAAGGTGTCGGAACACTGTTTCTGTATATGTGATAAAATTAGGAAGAAACATTCGTCAGAAAAGTTTTTAAATAGACAATCCAGTGAGTTACAAAAAATTATTGCTCCTTTGTCAAATGAATGTATACAGGATCTAGGTCCTTTTTGGGAAAATGTAAAGGATGAATAATGGACAGTCGTATAGATGAAATTCTTGAAATTACCAGTTTGGTTCCCACATCAGAATTAAAACCGGAACCATCATCAAGAATTATACCGAAAACAGATGGTAAAGATGATGATATTGATTATAATTATGCCCGTGAAAATTACTACAATCTAATCGAAAGAAATCAAGACGCAGTAGAAGAGATGTTGGAGATTGCAAAACAATCCGAGCATCCTCGTGCTTTTGAGGTGGTCGGCCAACTAATTAAGTCTGGATTGGATGCAAATAAAGAATTGATGGCTCTACATAAAACTAAAAAAGAATTAAGTGTAGAAAAAGGGCCGACACAAGTAACCAATCAGGCAGTCTTTGTTGGTTCAACGGCCGAATTGCAGAAACTATTAAAGGTTAAACGTGGCTAGTGAAACATATCTTGGAAACCCCAATCTCAAAAATGTAGGTCAAAAAATAGAGTGGACAGAAGAATCTCTTACTGAATATATGAAATGTAAAGAGAGTCCTGAATACTTTATCCAGAATTATGTGAAAATTATTCATGTAGACCACGGACTGGTCCCGTTTCACATGTATGATTATCAAAAGGACATGATTCATAAATTTACAGATAATCGTTTTGTGATCTGTAAGATGCCAAGACAAACAGGAAAATCCACTACCATTATTGCGTTTCTTCTACATTACATTCTGTTCAATGAAAGTGTTAATATTGCAGTTCTTGCCAACAAAGGATCAGTAGCAAGAGAACTATTGGCTAGATTACAACTTGCATATGAACATCTTCCCAAGTGGATGCAACAAGGAGTATTGGTATGGAACAAGGGAAATATTGAAGTAGAAAATGGTTCTAAGGTTATCGCTGCAGCAACATCTTCTAGTGCAGTTCGAGGTAGTTCATTTAATATCATTTTTCTTGATGAGTTTGCTCATGTTCCGCAAAATATTGCTGAACAATTTTTTACATCAGTATATCCCACAATTTCTGCTGGTGAATCCACCAAAGTTCTAATTGTTTCAACTCCATTGGGGCTCAATATGTTCTATAAAATGTGGGTAGAAGCTGCAGAAGGCAGAAATGATTACGTACCGATTGAGGTCCACTGGTCGGAGATGCCCGGCAGGGACGGAAGATGGAAAGATGAAACCATAAGGAATACCAGTGAAGTACAGTT